CGCTTCATCCGGCGATACAGGATGCGACCCCGCTATTTCCTCGCGACAGTAAGGAAGTAAACACTAGTATGTTTAATAACTTTAGCGAGGTTGACTATGGCACTTACTAATTTCGCTGCTCTGACGGAAAATCAGAAAACCGTCTGGGCAATGGACACCTGGCGCATGGCCAGGAATTTTAGCTTCATCGACAAATTCCTGGGCACGGGGCCGGATGCTCTCATTCAGCATATCACGGAGCTCAAGAAGACTGAGAAAGGGGCACGTGCGGTAATTACTCTCGTTGCTGATCTGGAGGGCGATGGCGTTGTCGGTGATCGTACGCTGGAAGGCAACGAAGAGGCCATGAAGTCGTATGATCAGGTCATTAGGATTGACCAGATTCGGCATGCTAATCGTCACGAAGGTCGGCTGGCGGAGCAGAAATCGGTCGTAGATTTCCGATCCAATAGCCGCGATGTGCTAGCTTACTGGCTGGCGGATCGTATGGACCAGCTAGCGTTTTTGACGCTGTCTGGGATCAACTACACCCTTCGCAATAACGGGGCTCCCCGTATTGGCTCTGATTTCCCGTATTTGGAGTTTGCGGCAGATGTCACCGCTCCGACTGCTATGCGCCGGGTACGCTGGGACAACACTGCGAAGCAGATCGTTGTCGGCGGTACAACGACGGCTGTCACGGCGACAGATACTCCGGCATGGGAGCTATTTGTTCAGCTTAAAGCCTTGGCGAAGGAGCAGTATATCCGTCCTTTGCGTGCTGGCGCTGGGAAGGAGTATTATGTCGCCTTCTTGACCCCTCAGGCGATGGCTAAGCTGAAGCTGGATCCGACTTTTATGCAGAACCTGCGTCATGCTGAGGCGCGCGGGGATAATAACCCCCTCTTCACTGGGGATCCGGTTGTCATCGACGGGATTGTGTTCCACGAGCACCGTCATGTGTTCAATACTTCTGGGGCCACTTCCGGTAACAAATGGGGGGCCACTGGTAACGTAGATGGCTGTCAAATTCTGTTCTGTGGGGCTCAGGCGCTGGCGATGGCAGACATCGGCCCGCCGACTTGGGTTGAGAAAGGGTTTGACTACGACAACTCCCAAGGTATTTCGGTTTCTAAGATCATGGGCTTCTTGAAGCCGAAGTTTAATAGCATTTATGCTAGTAATACGGTTCAAGACTTTGGGGTTATTTCTGCGTACGTGGCTCAGTGATTTAGGAGGGCACTATGGCTAAACTTCGCTCGACTCGTGTGGCTCAGTGGCCTCTTGTCGCTGAGTTCACGTTCAATTACAATGACACGATGGTAGATACGACCGGGGCTGAAACCGACTTTGCTACGGTTGGTACTCGGACGTATGATATGATTAACCTTCCCGCTAACGCGGTGGTTTTGTCCGGTAGCGTTGTTACTGAGGTCGCCGTATCCGGGCCTACGGCTTACAATATTTCGGTAGGCGACTCTGCTAATCCTACGCGGTACTTGGCGGCTACTGATAAAAAAGCAGCGGGCATCACTGCTTTGGTACCGACGGGGTACGTAGGGAGCGGGGAAAACATCCGGGTTACGGTGGCTCCTACGGGTGCAGCGGCTACTTCTGGGCGCGTGACCGTACGGGTGGAGTATATCATCGTAAACCGTGCTAATGAGGTTATTCCTGTCTAGTTCGTTCCTCCTCGTTTGTGTAGTGCGCGAGCTCGGCCCCGGGTTATGCCGGGGCCTTTTTTAGCATAAGAGGTGTCCATGGGCCATAAATTAGTTCTTAATCGCAACTATGTCCTTGCCACTACTAAAGGGCATATCATAGAGTTTAAAAAAGGGGTGCCGGTGTATGTCCCTGATTCGGTACTCTCTGAAGCTTTGGCCGTCGGGGCGGCGACCGAATCCGGGGAACCTCCTGAATTAGAAGAAGAGAAAGCCTTGCCGGGAGCTCCTTCTGGGCTGATGGATCGCTTAGCCGCGTTGGACAAGGCAATTGATACTTTGGTAAAACGCAATGCCCGCGGGGATTTCACTGCTGCTGGAGCTCCTTCTATGACCGCGCTAAAGGATCTCCTCGGCTGGGCTCCTAGCCCCCGTGAAGTCCAGCAAGCGTGGCTGGTATACGCCGAGAAAAATTTAGCCCCTACCAGCAATGGATAGCAGCGCGCTGTATGACCTATTTCGAGCGTCCGTCCGCGATGATGTCCAACCTTATCTTTGGTCGGACGAGGAAGTGTTTGCGTTTATGGACGACGCTCAGAAAATGTTTTGCCGTTTCTCCTACGGAATAGTTGACTCGACCTCCACGTTGACCACTTGGGCTGTCCCTGCGGGGGCAGCCTTTTTTTCTTATGATCCTCGTATTCTTAAGCTTGTGGGAGCACGCTTAGAGGACGGCACAGACCTGGAGATTTTGAATTACGAAGATGGGGCTATTCGTCACCGGTTTAGATTAGATGATCGGCAGGGGAAGATAAGATACATTATTACTAACATGGATTCGTCTGCAGTTAGGTTTGTATATATTCCAGATACGGATACTACTATTCGCCTTACTATAGAGCGTTTGCCGTTAGTACCTATTCAATTTGATAGTCAGCCGTTCGAAATAGAAGAGCAGCATCATATACATTTATTAAGCTGGATGAAGTATTTGGCTTATAGCAAACATGATGCTGAGACCTTTGATCCCGTAAAAGCACAGGCGTTTCAACAAGAGTTTGTATCTTACTGTACTTTTGCTAAGAACGAAAAGACAAGAAGACAACATAAATATCGTTCCGTTGTTTATGGGGGTTTATGACAGAAGACCGTGTTGATATATCTGCTGTTGTTAAAGATGTTCAGCATATACGTAATGAACAAGCTGCTATTCGACAGACTTTAGACAAAGTAAGCGAAGCTATTTCTAAGCTTGCCGTTATAGAAGAACGCCAGGTTTTCACTTCTAAAGCTATTGAACGTGTAATGGAGACGCTCGATAAGCTAGAGCATAGGGTACGCGTTTTAGAGGTTGAAGACCGGGTACAATCTAAAACGGTTGATTGGGTGGATAGAATTCTATGGGGCGCTTTATCTGGGTTTGCGGTTTTTGTTTCTTATAAGCTTAGACTTTTTCAATGAAAGCAAGTGCAAAGTGCGTAGCCCTCGTTAAGAAGTACGAAGGTTTTTCTCCTGTAGCCTATTTATGCCCTGCGGGGAAGCCTACGATTGGCTACGGAACTACGACCGGAGTAACTGATAGGGATGTTTATAATAAGCGGCAAATCACTGAACAAGAAGCAGAAGAATTATTGACGGTAGATTTAAACGAATTGGCTCTTAAAATTTCCTCTGCATGTCAGGTTATTCCGTTGCAGAATCAGATAGATGCTATGGTTTCTTTGGCGTACAACATAGGATTGAATGGCCTTTTGCATTCTACTGTATTTGAAATGCACAACCAAAAGCACTTTATCGACGCGGCTAAAGCATTTTTGCTGTGGACAAAAGCTACGGTAAAAGGTAAAAAGATAGATTTGCGAGGGTTGGCGTTGCGTCGTTTGGAAGAGGCTTTTTTGTATTTGTCTGAGGTTCCAGAGTAGGTAAGGGGGTTCTATGACCGAAAGATATCAATTCCATTATCGTCGAGATTATTCTCAGTGGCCTCAGTGGCTGAAAGAAGCCTGGGCTAAGAAATCTTCTCTACCCGGAGCTTTTTATCCTGCTTGGGGAGCGGAGGACCTTCGTTTTTTTGTAGCTACTCCTACCGGTCCTCAAGAAGTTAACGATGGCGACGTTCTTGTTTATTCTCCAGCGACGGGGGAAATCCAAGTAGAGCCCGCGCCTACTTCTCCTTTACCTCCTCGTGATCCTACGATCGTAAGGGCTGATGCTCTTCATCGTGGTCCTGCGATTACGGGGGCAAGTGCGTCTACTTCCGGACCTAGAGTCATTGTAGGCTCAGGCGGGGATATTGTGCGCATGTAGCTGCTATGACTACCCCCGCCGATGTTGTCTCTTTTCGCGGGTTTCCTCGTGGCTTAGATAATCGCCGCCACGAGACAGAGGCCCTTGAGCCTAACGAGGAGACTCTTACTTCCCTTCGGGTTGCGGACAATATCGATATTACTCAAACCGGGAACCTTAAACGTAGAAAAGGATATTCTCAGGTTATTCCCGGCTACGCCCATAGTCTCTATTCTCATCGTGATTTTCCTTTTTTACTCGCTGTAGTAAACGGGGGGTTGCGGGTTTATGATCAAGCTTTTAATGTGGTGGCTACTAAGCCTGTTAGTAGCAGTGCTCCTGTGGCCTATTCTTCTCCTCATGCTGGCGATGTTTATTGGACGAACGGAGTAGAGAATGGGCGCGTCGACCGTTTTGGGCAGCATCGTCGTTGGGGGCTCCCTGTTCCTCCTTTTGTTTCTTATTCTGTCGTCTCTGGAGGCGCGTTTTCGCCAGGGAAGTATCTTTTATCCCAGCGCTATATTTCCTCTTGGGGGGAAGTCAGTGGTGCTTCGGAACCGATAGAAGTCTCTATTCTTTCTGTTTCCTCCTATTTGTACGTTTCTATTCCTTCTCTTTCGGACCCCGACATCGCTGGGGTAGAGGTTTTTTGTACTACCACTAATGGGGATGCGCTTTATCACATAGGGACTTTTCCGTTGGGGGCGACGGTTTCTCTCAACCCTTCTAACTTAACTACTGGTTTTCCGTTAGACACCGTCAATCTTTCTCCGCCTTTGCCCGGGTCCTATATTTGCTCCTACAGGGGCCGGATTTACGTGGCACGGGACAACATGCTTTTCGCCACAGAGCCTCTCCATTACGGGTTGGTGGATTATTCCAAAAGCGTTCTGCTTTTCCCTTCTCCGATTACGATGTTGTATCCGGTGGCCGACGGGCTGTATGTAGCGTGTGACACGGAGGGGGTGTCGTTTTTGTCCGGAGCAGATATAACGGATTTTGAAAAGCGCATCGTAGAGCGTTCTGAAGCGGTTGTAAGGGCGAACGCGGTGGTGCCTGGGGAGTACTTCGAACTTCCTGGGGTGGAGGTCTTGCTTTGGTGGTCGAAAATGGGGTATTTATGTCTCGGGGCTCCAGGCGGGCAGGTTAAAATTTTGACTCGGGATCGCTTAATTGCCCCGTCTTATTTAACCGGGGCGGTGGGGCTAGTAGAGCACGATGGGCTGTCCCAAGTGCTGAGTATTCTTAAAGATCCCAGCCCAGAGCCAGTTTTACAGGTTGTTGATCGAACCATAAGGGGGTAATCCGTGAAAATATTTGCTGTATCTAAAGTTTTAAGTTCCTTAGTTTCTAAACCTAAAGATACTTTGTCTGTTGCCGGTTTATATAAAATCTATGTCAATGGCAAACTAGTAGAAACGATCCATAATCTCGTAGTAGACGAAGGGAAAAATTATATTTTACATGCTGCTTTAGGGGCTGGCACTCCTATTACTAACTGGTACATAGCGTTATTCTCTGGTAACGTCGTCCCTCAAGCTAGCTGGACAGCGGCTACTTTTGTTTCTGCTGCGACGGAGTTCACTAACTATTCAGAAACTTCTCGTCGCCCTTGGACGCACGGTTCTGTTTCTTCTGGATCCATCGATAACTTCGCTTCTAAAGCTACTTTTACTATTTCTGCGGATAATCAGACTATCCGAGGAGTGGCTCTTCTTTCTAGCTCTGCTAAGAGCAACACTACAGGCGTTCTTTTGGGAGCAGCATTATTTACAAGTCCTAAGACCTTAGATACGGGGGAAACGATTGATATAGGCTATTCTATATCTTTGAGCTAATGCGCTTTACTTCTGAAGTCAGCTTTGATCTTAGAGGGGATAGGCGGGCTGCTGCTTCGTACATTCCTTTTGTCAGGACTTTAATTAAGGTAGTAGAAAACGTATTTACGACTAAGGGATTAGGGGCTTCAGAAGTTTTTACTTTTCGTCGTGAAATCGCTCCAGGGGTAGAAGTCTCTATTTTCTATGGCGCTCCGTATCCTTCGGTAACTATTACTGCCGCTCCTGGGGGCGGAGGGAAACAGGAGGCTATAGAGTATTTAGTTAGGCCTTTATGGGAACCAGAAGGGTTTTTGGTTTCCTATCCAGGAGCAGATGTATCGTTGTTTGTAAAAAGCATTAGTCGTATTCATTACCATGCTAATTATAAGAGTTATAGACACACTGCGTATGCGTTACCGGGCATTGTGCCTTTTCCCCCTTGTGCTATTATAAACCGTTATAGGAATAATAAGTATGGAGATAAGTTAGTAAAAGGCGGTAAAATATTGTCTTTGTTAGATAAACCTTATTTAGTTTCTTGGATTCCGTTAATACACGCTGAATATACTGAAGAAGATAAGTTAGATGGCCCGGGCATATATCGATTAGTTAAGTCTACTACTCCAGAAGGGACAATAATTTCTAGGCCTGTACGATTACTATCTGATAAATATTCTTTGCCTAAAGAAGAAGAGACAGATACTTGGTTTTTACACGAGCCTGAAATATACACCCCTCCGATACATTCTTTCCAAGTTTTGTTGGATCTTATAAACGAGTTAAGACAGCAGGTTGGTACTGCAGAAAATGACCCGGATAAAGCTAGACTGCTTAGTTTTCCGTTTAGAGGACACGGGGATTTAGCTTATGTTATTTGCGACGAGATAGTACGATCTGATGTATTTTCTCATGACCCTGGATATAGAGATCCGTATAAGAACACTCTTAGTAGATCTTTTACAGATCTTACTATTTTCCCTGTATATGATTCTATTATTCTTGGAGAAAATATAGCTTCAGCCCCGGGTTCTATTGAATCGGATAATAGCGCACGAACTGTATTCGAAGGATGGAAAGCGTCCCCTGGACATTTTCGTGTCATGACCTGGGGGGACTATGCTGTTAATCAATATAAAGGAAGTCAGATTGTTAGTAACTTTGATTATAATTTAGGCCAGGGTCCTCGGTATAACCCTGCCGCACATATTTTTGGTCGTCTTGAAGGGAGCAGCGAGACCGCTGGTTCGGGCTTGCACGAGGTTTCAGGAGATGGGTCAGGGATAGAGGACGTTTCAGAAGGAGAAGGGGTTTCTGGGCACGTTTGGGCACTAGATATTCGTGCGCAGCATTCTTTTGCTGTTGCGGGGGATTTAATAACGTGGGAAGATGCAGAGGGGTCGGAACGCGTTACTATGCGTTCTTATGCCCATACTGTATTTTTTGATCCTAATATTCTTTGGTATCATTTAACTGATGGTATAGAATCTCCTTCTGGAGATTGGATAATCGCTCCTAGACGAATAGAGGATCTTTATTCTGTATATTCCTCGTTTTTTTATAAAGGTCGTGCTATACCGGTTCCTGTACATGCAATTTTCGACTATTTTCGTCGGATACCTTATATTTTATTAGGCGTCGGAAGAAGAAAAACAGGACCAAATCCCGGGTTCTATGCTGTAATAATTTCACGTGACGACTATTATGGTGTACCATATTATAAGTTTGTATATAAAGCACGTTATTTTTTGTTTTATTTACCAGAACACGCCGATCCTTGGAATGGTTGGAGACAGGTAGCTACTTTTTATAGCCCCGTAGATGATTTTGTAGAAGGTGTTACTAACGTTTATTTTAATGCTTCTTGTACAAAATTTGTTTTTGGGTTACGAAAGTTTGATTATGAGCTTTCAAGTGCTTATGGGATTCGTATTACTAGCTATACTCATTATTGGTTTGAATGTGATTTTACAGGGGCTAGTCCTTTAGTTACTTTATTATCGCAAGAAAATCCTTATGGGGGTGTTAGTTCTTTTTATAGAGATACTTCTATAGATAGACCTGATTTACTTTCGTTGGCTGCGAGTATACATGATTCTGTAATTCAACAGTATGCTCCTTGGTATTACGGGGGTCCTACCCCAGTTGAAGCTTATTATACTCCTAGTGGTCAATCTGCTCTTGCTCTTAATAGCTATCGGTCAGAATATTATTTTAATGGTACTGTTACCGTACGATATGGGTACGTAGGTGATAATTTAGTTTATTCCTATTTACGTATAAATGATTTTAGAAGAATTAAACATATAAGCGGTCCTCCTTTAGGTTGGAGTTATATTTATAATGATTATGAACCTCCTGATGATTGGTATACTTTTATATCGTATACTGTAGAGGATGCGTCCTATTCTTGGGTTTTGTATCCTGCTATAGGGTCTTCTATAACTTTAACTGACTATGTTTATCATTATGCCGATGCAGCTGGAGGGTTTTCTACGGAGACCGGACATTCAGATGGCGTGGTGGTTGAGTATAATGAATCTGGTTATATGTCGTATTTTAAATATACAAATTATTTACACGGCCCTACTTTTATACGTAGAGAGTATAGACCAGTATTAGGGCTCGAATTTTTTTATTTTGACGGTACTAATGGAATAGAATCGGTTTGGTCGATGTCCACTGGTCGTTCTGAGCGTGCTTTATACAATTTTACTTCGTTTCCTTTTTTGTCAGATGATTCGACAGATACCGGAAATGGTATGGATGCTTTTACTCAAATTTGTCTTAAATACAAAAACGAACATTTTTCTGCGCTGTGGACTAAACCTTATACCTATTATGATGTATCTGTACCCCCTCTTACTATTGTCCGTTCTTCTCTTCCCCTTTCTTTAATAGCAGGTCGTTTTCCGATAGGGATAATTTAAAATGGCTATTCGACTAAGTACTGGGCTTCGAGTTGCTATGCTCCAATCTTCTGGGTTATATGCGGCAATGAACAACGGGATTATAAAAATATATACTGGCTCCCAACCCGCTTCTGCAGATGACGCTACTTCGGGGACTTTACTTGCTGTTAGTAATCCATTTACGATAGGTTTTGTTCACACAACTGCTATGTCTAAAATTGCTTGCCTTCTTCCGATTCTCTGTTCTGTACAAAGTTCGGGAACCGCGGGGTGGTTTCGTTGGTACGGAAATTCTCCTGATTCAGGCGGGGCGTCTACAACGAAGGCTCGCGTAGACGGGTCGATTCCAGAGAATTTGAAGCTGTCTTCTGTTAACATAACGGGGTCTTCTTTATTAACCATCGATCAATTTGAATTAGTTTTTCCTAACGAAGCATAGGAGGTTACATGGCTATTAGTAATTCTACAGGGTACAAAAATGCGGTTGCCGCTACGGGATCTATTCTTACCGTACGTAATGGTGGACGTCTTAAAATTTATTCTGGTCCTCTTCCGGCAAATGCAGACGATGCTTTAGATTCTAGTAATACGCTTCTTGTGACGATTTCAGATAACGGGACGGGGGGAGGACTTCAGTTCGATTCTACTCCTGTAAGTGGGGTACTACAAAAAAGTCCGACTCAAACATGGTCGGGAACAGCAGTAGCGAGCGGCACAGCTACTTTCTTTCGCTGGGAGATGTCCGGAGATACTGGAGGTGCTAGCACTACCGCTATTAGGGTGCAGGGATCGGTGGGTTTGATAGGCGCGGACTTGAATTTAGCATCGACTAATATAACAACAGGGTCTGTTATTGTTATAGCTTCGTATAACGTTGGTCTAGTTTAATGCTGTTTGCTAGGTCTGGTATTTATAAGCAACCCCTGCTTCGAGGTAGGGGTTTTGTCCCTTTTAAAGTACCTTCTCCTCTTAAAAGCGAAGTTTTTGTGGGCCTTACTACTATTTTTGATAAACCTGAGTTAAATTGTTTAGATATAGTTTATACTTGTCCTTTTGTTGTTAAGTTTTCTAATACTGGTGTGTACGCATACGGAATTACGATTGGATACGAACCTTATTTTGGTAATTTTTATGCATATCCTATGGTTTTGCTTTTTGCTGATAAGAAGCATTCTGCAAACGATATATTTGCAGTAGCGCTTGATGGCGAGCAAACAGTGATGTTTTATAGAAATTTTAAGTTGTTGTATAAGTATACATTGCCTTCTATATATTATTATGTTTTTGACAGCACTTATCCCGCATATTATTTTTATTTTGATATTTCGTATTAACTTATATTGATATGCCTGATTCTTTTTCATATACTTTCTATTTAGGCTACGGAGTTACTAATACCTCCGATAATATTATTGTCCTATCTGACATTATAGGATTTGGGGGAGATGCTCTTTATACTTTAGAATTGTCTTTGCCTCAAGGCCAAGGGCAAGCCGATGAGTTTGTTATTTTATATGATTATAACGAGCTATATGTAGAAGGAAATGGAGAAGAGCATAGTAAGTTACTAGATTTATCTTTACTTTCTAATACTGGGCAGGCAATAGAAAACATTGCTTCCGTTTGTTATGGGCTAGGTTTTAAAGAACGGCCAGTCTGGACTGAACATAGCAGATTAGCAGACTCTTTAGAGTATAATACTGTTTCTGAGCCCCTTTATTCGACAGAACAAGGACACGAAGGTCCGTTTGTCATTTCTAATTATGATTTTTTAACTACTTTTGAATCGGGTAACTATTCGTCCGGCCCCCCCGTTAACGGAGATCTTATTGCTAGTTACGATTTTGGTAGGTCTGTCACTACAGGGTATGGTGATTTAGATAGATTACGTAGTATTGCTAGCGGTTTTGGGCGCGTTCTTGTTTTAACAGAAAAACCTTCTTTACGTGATGTAGGAGCGTATTCTTTTAGTGTTTATCCTACAAATGGTAAAGACGCTTTAAAATCCGTTCAATGGGCGAAAGATATATATCTTCCGTACAATTCCGTTTTTGGGTATGTTTCTCCTTTTTATGCTTTTTCCCGTCAAGGGTTGTCCAGCGAAGCTATTTCTGTTTCCGATTCCTCCGTTTCTCTTTGCTCTTCTTATATCACTGAAGTAGTTAATCTTTTTACTGAAGTAAAAAGTATAGCTCATTCTATAAGCACAGTAGCAGATGTTTTTTCTTCGATAGACTCTGGGTTGGCTTCTTATGTACGTACTTTTTCGGATTCTATTACTTCCAGTGATGTTTACAGGGTTTCTAGTGTACTCGCTTTATTTGATTTACTGCCTCTTACAGATGCTCATTCTTCGGCTGTTTCGCGCTTAGCAATCGCCACTCTTACCGCCTCTATTTTAGATGCAGTTACTAAGGGGACTCATGAACAGGTCTCAGATACGAGCTCTGTTGTTGACTCTAGTCTTTTCTCCTTCGCTGTTCTTTCCCACGATGTCGCTTCTCTTTTAGACGCTCCCGTAGGCCATATGAGGGTTATCCTGGAGGCTCGAGAAGATGTGAGTCTCCAAGATAGCCTTTCTGCATTCGCCGCCTACAAGCAGCTAATTTCTGACTCTCTGCTCTCGTCAGTCTACATCAACCTAGGTGCGGAACAGTATTTTGGCTACGTGCTGAGCACCCACGCTCCTCATCCCATCTCTACGTATTCTAACTTCCCCTTCAACTCTTTAGCTGAGTTCAACGGTCAATATTACGCCGCCGCAGAGGACGGGATATACCGGTTGTTCTCTTCAGATACAGATCAGGGACAGCCTATCCAGGCGACTATCCGGACTCTGCTCTTCGACTTTATCAAGACGAATCTAAAGTCTTTCCAGACTGCGTACTTAGGCTGGACTTCTTCAGGCGATCTCTACTTAAAGCTCCGAACGACGGGCCCGACAGGGGCGTTGACAGAGACGATCTATCGGGTAGAATCAAATGCGAGCCGGGTGAAAATAGGGAAAGGGCTTCGGTCCCGCTACTGGCAGTTCGAGCTTGTGAACATCGACGGGGCGGATTTTGACCTCGACACCATTGAGTTCCATCCTGTTCTGTTGACCCGGCGGGTATTTTAACCGCGCGCTACACTAAAGGAGGGCTTGCGAATGCCGGATTCATATCCGATCTATTTCCTTTCGTCCTCAAAGCCACTAACAAAAACGTTCACAGAAGACTATGTTATTGATTATCCTAAAGTTTCTACGTTTACTTCCCACGAAGAGCAGATATCTTCTATAGAAGACTTCTACGTTCACTTAGCTGCTCACAGTAAACAAGGACGTTGTCTCTTAGTCACCGGCAAACTCAAACGCTCCCTATCTAATGAACCCCGTAGCGGCGCTGCCGACCCAGACGCCCCTCTTCCTTATCTGGTCATAGACATAGACGGAGCACCTGATCTTGAGTCTGCAGAGCAGCTTCTTTCAAAGATTCCTGAACTTCAAGATGTTTCTTATATCCTGCAGTACTCCGCATCTTATAAATACAAACTCGGATTCCGAGCTCATTTGTTCTTTCTTCTCTCCGAACCCAAGCCACCAAAGTTCCTTCAGAAAGCCCTCTACGGACTTAATGCCAGATATAGTCAGTACATAGACAAGTCTACTCACGATACAAACCGCCTTCTGTACATCGCCCCTCCCATCTATCAGCCTCCTCTCCAAGACCCTTGCCCAGAACGACTGTTCTTAGTCCAGAAGTCTAAGCCGGCTTTAACCCTCACCCACTTCTTTCCTGTCGTCACAGGAAAGCGTCCTTCTGGCGGGGTGTTCACGAAGTACAACCTCAATGGCGGGGACTCCTGGGGATACTATACATACAACGAGCATCCTGTATGGATGCACAACTTTAAAGGGGAACCTGACCTCCACGTTCCCACTCTTTTCCCTGAACTGTGGGAGGAGATAAAGCCCGCGGAAACAGAAGGGCCTATAAACACGAAGGATAAAGTTCGCTATTTCCGTGAAGTGGTGTCTTCTGGGTCTTATGTTGTACTAGTTAATGGCAAACCACAACACTACTCTGATCGAAGTGCGTTTATAAACCACTTACGAAATTTCGGCGTGTACTTAAAAAAGGACTCCGTAATACCCCTATTGAAATGTACTTTCGATACTTCTGTTCCCGCGTTTTACTATGTAGAAGACGAGAGGTGTTTTTATTATAATGGATATAAGACCAAAGAATTTGCCAAAATGGAGAACATACCTATGTTTTGCCCGCCGACAATACGAGAACTTCTTCACCATGTGACAGGTGGACGATCCGACGAGTTCATTCAGTGGATAGCATACGTCGTTAAAAACAAAGACCGCACCGGGACGGCGTGGATTCTAAGAGGAGTGCAGGGCACAGGAAAGGGATTGACGTTTAATAAAATCATAAAGCCCCTTGTAGGAGAGGAGTATACGTACGAGGTCTTGGGGCTTAATATGGAGGACAAGTTTAATTCGCTACTAGAAAATAAACTAGTAGTATTTATAGACGAAGTAGATTACCAAACAGAAAAATACTCCCCTGCGATAGAAAAGCTCAAGCATTATATTACCGAACCTACGATAGGAATACGTAAGATGTATTCCGAAGAGAAGGCAGTAGTGAATAGAGTCAATTTTATATTCGCTTCTAATTCTCCTAATCCTGTATATCTATCTGAGTCCGATCGTCGTTTTCATGTAGGCAATTACCAAGAAACTCCTTTGCAGCCTTCCCCGGATTTCATCGAGCGCTTAGACGAAGAACTTCCCGCTTTTTACTACTACCTGCTCAGCTTAGACGTAGATTCTCAGACGGTCCACAAACCCGTCTTGACAGAAGAAAAACGCCAGCTGATAGACCTCAATACTCCGGTTCCTGGTCACATTGTGAAGGCCATCAAGGCCGGGAATTACGCTTGGTTCTTAGAGCATGTCGCCACTTCTACTACGCTGCTCTCTCCCAAAGAAGCGCTGCGGCATCAAGAGTACGTAAAAGCGCTGATCGACATTTTAGAAAACCGCCGAAGGGTCCTTTTCCGCGACCAGCATTTGCGTCCTATATTCGAATACCTTGCCCCGGAGTATTTTAGGAAAGACACCTCTACGGTCAATTTTTCTCGACTTTTAGGAAAATTTGGTTTATATACAAAAGTAATACGCTTACCCAGCAGTATGGGAGGACAGTTGGTCAAGGGGGTAGAAATCGACTGGGATTACCCGGGCGATGTAGACTTAGAAGCTCTTTTAGCTCCGCTCAAAAAGGTGGCAGTATGAGGGTTGCTTTTTGCCTAGCGCTTGTCGCGACGTTAGCCAACGCTGAGACCCTCTCTGGTCGAGTTGTCGGGGTACACGACGGCGATACGATCACCGTTCTGGATATTCAAAAACGTCCACATAAGATTCGCCTGGCCCAGATCGATGCGCCGGAAAAGCGGCAACCTTTTGGAGAGCAGTCGACGCAATCTTTGTCTGAGCTTGTTTCTGAGGAGCAGGTTATGTTGGATTGCCCGACCACCGACCGCTACAAGCGACGGATTTGTACGGTGTTCGTAGGCAATATGAACGTTGGTCTCGAGCAAGTGCGGCGGGGGATGGCTTGGGTATACAGGGAGTACGCAACTGACAAGCAGTATCTTCTGGTAGAAGCTAAGGCAAAGAACGCCAAACGAGGGCTGTGGGCGGATCCTAATCCTATTCCGCCTTGGAAGTTTCGACGGTAGTATAAGGTGGTAGTATGCCGACGGTATCCCCTATTCCCATTCCCCTTCTTCCGGTTCTGAACGGCGGGACTAAAGTTTTTGACGAAGTAGATAAGCTATATGATATAACGACAAGTTTTCTCAATAGCCTACAAGGGGTTTTAAATGCTCTAGCACAGCTTCCGATTAACGCAGAGGTCCCGGCTATTCAACAGCCGCAGCCGCAGTTTCCTACTATTCCTAATCCTCCTCAGGTACCTAGTACTTCTTCTGAGCTTAATAACATAGATAGCTTATTTAATATACAGCTCCCGAATACCCCGATTTCTCTTATACCGGTTAGCCCTAATTTTCCTTCTTTTACTCTTAGCAGCCCTACTATCTCTATTCCTTCTGCACCGGTTTTAGCTCCTGTTCCTAGTACTCCTGCTGCTCCTTCTATCTCTTACCCGACGGCTCCTACGGAACCGACGATTACGCTGCCCCCCGTCCCAACGCTCGATTCTCTCAATCTCCCGACGCCGCCTACTATTACGCTGCCCTCTCCTCCGAGTTCTGTCCCAACGATAGACCCGGATACTTTATTGAGCTCGCTTTCTAGCTTCGATTACCTGTCTACCTTCTCGTCCGTCAAGAACTCTTTGCCTGCGTGCAAAGAGATTGACGGGCTAGTAGATAAGATCGAAGAGATGCTCCTCGGTGGGACAGGACTTCCTGCCACCGTCGAGAACCAGATTCTGGATCGCTCTGTAGACAAGATAGAGAAAGAGGGGCTGCGGGCTAGGAACCAGTTGATGGTTCAGTTTTCTTCCCGGGGCTTTACGATGCCCGGGGCGCAGCTCCTCTCTGGCCTGGCAGACCTCGCGACCAAGACGCTAGAGGCTAAGCAAGCTCAGATTCGTGAGAATACGATCTATATCCACGAGAAGTATTTAGAATCTCTTCGCTTCGCTATTCAGAACGGTGTTCAGCTGCAAGGAGTGTACTTCGAGCATTGTGTGCAGATGCTGAGTCTCTGCAACAACATAGCTCAGGGGATTTTAGAAACTGCTAAGGCGATTTTAACTGCTCGTATAGAGATTCTTCGCTCTCAGATTGCTATTTTCCAAACCCAGATAGAGGCTTATCGCGTAGCTGTTCAAGCGGAGCTTTCTAAGTTAGAAGCCTACAGGAGCCAACTAGAGGCAGAGCGCTTGAAAGGGGAACTCAACGAGCAGAAGATTCGGATCTATACTGCTCAGCTGCAAGCGCTTACGACTTCGGTAGAGATTTATAGAGCTAACGTGGCTGCGTACGAAGCTAAACTCCGGGCAGAAGTTTCTAAGATAGAAGTATTCCGCTCGCAGATAGAAGCGAACAATGCGATTGTTCAGCAAAATCGCGCGCAGGTGGAGACCTACGACGCTCAAGTGAGGGCTGAAGTTTCTAAGGTACAGGCGTTTGAATCTAGAGTTCGGGCCTATATTGCACAAGTCCAAGGGGAATCGGCCAGGGTTCAAGCGTTGATTAGTACGAACGAGAGCCAGTTAAGACAACGACAAATAGAAGTAGATACTTACGTTAAGCAAGTAGACGCCGCTATATCCAAAGTACAAGCTAAGATAGCTATATTTAACGCGCATATAGAAGAGCTTAAAGCTAAGTTCTACGCTTATTCTGTTAGCGTAGACGGGTTGACTAAGCAGTCACAGCAGAAGGTAGATGTGTATAAAATTGATAGTGACGTAGCGCTTAAAAATGCTGAAGTGCTGCTAGAAAAAATAAAGGCTACGCTATCTCTGACTTTAGAAAAATTTAAAGCGCTTGCTCAGTATAATTCCCAAGTAGGAGCTGCAGCTTTGGCGGCTGTCAATACATCCATCGGGTACCATGCGCAAGAGAGTGTATCCAGTAACATTAGCGCTGTTAACCAGTTTGAGTTCTAGGGGAGCTTATGGCGAGTATATATCCTGCTGTTAAAGGGCTTGGCAAATTTCTACTGGGGGCTTCTCCGGCAGGCTTTCTTGCCACTGGTCTTTTTGAATCTAAAGGGCTAAATGCCGGTGAAGACGAGGAGCTACAACACCTAAAAGAAGCTCGCGGGGCTCTTTTTAATTCCGGATCTCCTCCTTTTCCTTCTAGCACCTTAGCCCAACGTCCTCCCTTCAACACCGCAACTTCGTTTGTTTCTGAGGCCTTAGCCCCTCCGTCCTCTTCTCCGTTAACTCAGGATCGAGCGTCTTTAATTGCCTCGTCCCCTACGTCTCCCCCTTTTCGAGCAGGAGTGCCTGAAGCTCCAGAACTTAAAGTCCCGGACAACTTAAAGGGCTTTCAATACGCTCCTTCTCCTGCATCCAGTAGCTCTCCTTTAACTTCTTTACTAGAGGCGCTTACTACTTCCCGGTTTCGTACTGGCGCGGAGCTTTATCGGCAAGCGATGCCGTTCCTGGACTATGGGCTTAGCAAGAATATAGAAAACCTACGTAAAGACTACGAGCATGATCTTAATGAGGTCATGGAAAACCCTTATTTGAGCGCGCGTACGCGAGCGGCTTATCTAGCTGCGATACATAATAAGTACGATCTTGGGCTCAAAGGGTTGTTAGCAGATGCTGACTATCCTTCTATGGTCGCCGGCCGCATCGCGCCTGGGCTAGTGGAAGAGAAGAGCGGGATTACTTCCTCCTCGCTGCCTAGTTTAGTTAAGCTGTTAAATTATCAACAGGACTATCCTTATAAGCTCCTACGAACGCTCAATCTATACCAGAAAACAACCGGGACCTCTCCGCTTACTCTCTATCAACAAATGCTGCAAGAACAGCAGCAGGCGAAAAATTTACAGAAAACTATTGGCAGCGCAGTCTCTACTCTCTTTCCAAAAGAGGATCAAGGAGAACAACGCAATCGATTGAGCATAGCAACTTATAATACGCTACAGCACATACCCGGGTTTGATAAGCTCCCTCCTGAGCAGCAGCAACAGGCGGTGCAGCTAGCCGCTCAGATCAACCATACACTGCTCTCTAATCAAGAGACGGGCAATTTGTTGCCTGATATTTTATCCGGTGGTCTAGGAGCGGTTTTGGGGCTTGGGGTCGGGAAATACAGCGCTAATAGACTTGCAGGGAATCCTGCTCTTCAGAAGCTCGTCGGCTTTATCCCAGACAAGCTACGGGGCCATGGTCTCTTTAGTAAAGTCCTCCCTGCCACTCTTGCAGGCTTGGCTGGGTTGTTTGGGTATGCGGCGGTTCCGGATATTTCTTCCGCTCCTCTGGAGGACGTACTGAATACAAAATTCGACCAAGATATGACCGGCCAAGGTATCTTGAACGCTGTGCTTAGAGGAATTCCTCCCGGGCGAAACGTAGTGTCGGATAGTGGGCAGCTGTTTAATCTGTCTCCTTCGGAGCAACAGGTTCTGCAGACTCATATCGACCAACTCAAACGGCTTAGTAACAGCGGGCAGTAAGTACTATGGGCCTCTTCGATAGTATCAACGACGCTTTTCAAAACTACTGGATCTCTCAGCGAGCGGCTCAACGACGCTTAGACCAGCTCGACGCTCTGCAGCGGGGAGATTTAAAAACCGCAGCTGAGGAAGAAGCGTCTTATAACCGCATCCTCTCCACCCTGGTCCCTCAAAAAGAGGGAGGGGCCCTAGATTATTTAGGGCGCACGCTGGCAACTGGCGTTGCCAGTATGATCCCTAGCCTGGGTGCTGCAGGGGCGGCAAAGGCGGTGACTTCTCTTGTCCCGACCCTCAGACCTATTTCTCCTTTGGCTACTTACTTGTCTGCAGCGGCAGCTAGTTACCCAGACATCGAGCGGCAAGAGGCATTGAACTATGCCACTTCTAACCTCCCGGCAGCGACCCAACGCAAGGCTATCTCGGAGTCTGCAGGTCTACAGACGCTAGTAGAAGCCCTGTCTCCGACGGCTCTATTTGAAAGACGCCTCCCTGTTCTATCTAAACCCCTAGCCCAGCCCTTCTTAGAGGCAGGGGAAGAGGCGGCTCAGGAAGCGATTTCCCAAAAAGTGCAGCAGCACTATATGCCAGGGCAGTCTATGGACCCAAGTCGAATAAAAGAAGCTGCCCTACAAGGAGCTATCGTAGGCGGAGCGGTTTCCACTCCTATAGCCGCTGCTCTTAGACAGATAGAAGCAGAAGCAAGAGCCAGACAACTTAAAGCACCGCCTACTACTTCGACGGGTCCTGGTCCTGTTGGTGGTCCTACTGATACTGGCCCTGGTCCTGTTGGTGGTCCTACTGATACTGGTCCTGTTGGTGGTCCTAGTCCTGCTGGTAGTTCTGGTCCTACTGATACTGGTCCT